TCCACCAGAACGATACGAATGGGCAATCATCAATCTTAAACAAGGAGGATTTTTAGATGACCCAGAAACATCCCGTGTGGTTATTGAAAAACCCTTTGGGCACGATTTTAAATCTGCTGATCATCTATCAAATGTGGTTGCTAGACATCTACGGGAGAAACAAGTATATCGCATTGATCATTATCTCGGTAAAGATACTGTTAATAATATCCTTACCACCCGCTTTAGCAATATTCTACTGGAACCACTTTGGAACAGGCAGTACATAGACGAGATTCAAATCTTCGCTTCCGAAACTATTGGGTGTGAAGGTCGTGCTCAATACTATGATACAGCAGGTCAGGTTCGTGACATGCTACAGAACCATATTCTACAAGTGCTAGCACTCATTGCTATGGAACCTCCATGTAAAATGGATGCTAAAGAAATTAGAAGAGAAAAGACAAAGGTGCTTGCCGCCACTACAATGTCAACGAATACAATCTTGGGTCAATATGACACATATAAGTCCGAGTCAGGCGTTGATCCTGATAGTAATACTCCTACCTATTTTGCTGGTAGTTTATTCGTGCATAACTGGCGTTGGGAAGGAGTTCCTTTTCACGTCATGACTGGCAAGAAAATGCCTTATCAATGTGTAGAGGTTGTTGTTAAACTCAAAACACCTCCACTAAAATTATATGATGGTGAGACTGGAGATCGTATTGTAATGCGTCTTCAACCAAATCCCCACCTTGATATTCGTATGGATATGAAGTCTCCTGGTCTAAATGATAATTTAGAACTTGCTACATTATCATATGATTACCCACAGGATAGAGCGATTGATGGTTATGAGAAACTTCTTTATGATGCTATTAATGATGATCAATCACACTTCGTTCATGCCGACGAGGTAATGGAATCTTGGAGGATCGTAGATGACCTTCTGTGTACTGGCGATTCTTGCCCAATTCGTACTGTCCCTTATCTGTACCGCGGTGGGTGGGGACCAGAACACAAAACACAATTCATAACTGATTGGGATTATCCAGCATGATTTTGTTTGTTAGACATACAATGGAAAGTTCTTGGGGGATAGGCATTTTGTCTCTACTACTAATAGTAGTTCCTATCATTGGTATAAACATAGTTCATAATAAATCGTAGCTTATTGTTACACTATTTTTATATACATAGATCTATAATCATGCTGTAGTTCGTTTCAACTCACATGCCAGAAAATAAAGAAATGTCCGACCTTTCTATGTCGAGGGCAGAGTGTCCGAAATGTGGAGCAGTTTGGATAAACGGTCAGCACTATTGGTCTGGTACAGGAGCGAAAGGAAACGATTTAGATCTTGCTGGTCTTGTTTGTAACAAGTTAGGAAACCATCAATGTATCAATCCCCAAAGAGGTGAGGTTGGTGGAGACACTTGGGAAAAGAGACTTGAAGAGTTAGAAGAGAATGGTCCAGAATTTCCGCCCAATAAATAGTTTATATGACTAGTATGTGATGGGCGCTGGAGACGATATTTATCTTGGTAATCCGCTTCTAAAAAAAGCGAATGTACAGATTGATTTTACCAAGAAACAAATCCAAGAATATGTCAAGTGTAAAGAAGATCCAGTATACTTTACTAAGAACTATGTACAGATTGTTTCTCTAGATGAAGGTCTTGTACCATTCAAAATGTGGGACTTCCAGGAAGAACTGATTAGGAAGTTTCACCACAATAGATTTAACATTGCTAAACTACCTAGACAGACTGGTAAGTCTACTACGGTGGTTTCCTATCTGTTGCACTATATTCTCTTTAATGACAACGTTAACATTGGTATCCTAGCAAACAAAGCATCTACTGCTAGGGACCTTTTGGCAAGACTTGCAACAGCATATGAAAATCTACCAAAGTGGATCCAGCAAGGTGTGGTAGTATGGAACAAAGGAAACATCGAATTAGAAAATGGCAGTAAGATATTGGCAGCTTCTACGTCTGCAAGTGCTGTCCGAGGTATGTCGTTTAACATCATCTTTCTCGACGAGTTCGCGTTCGTCCCGAATCACATTGCTGACTCGTTCTTTGCATCTGTTTATCCTACTATTACTTCTGGTAAAAGCACGAAAGTAATTATCATTTCTACCCCACAAGGTATGAACCACTTCTATAAGATGTGGCAAGACGCTGTTAGTGGTAGAAACGGATACACATACCACGAAGTACACTGGTCACAGGTTCCTGGTAGGGATGCCAAGTGGAAAGAAGAAACTATCAAGAACACGTCTCAGCGTCAGTTCACACAAGAGTTTGAGTGTGAATTTCTGGGATCGGTTGACACACTAATCTCTGCTGCCAAACTTAAGGCACTAGTGTTTGAAGAACCAATTAGTCAAAATAAAGGTTTGGATATTTATGAGAAACCAAAAGAAAAGTCAGAATATCTTCTTACAGTTGATGTTAGTAGGGGTATTGGCGGAGACTATTCTGCTTTTATTGTTTTTGACATTACAACAGTTCCCTACCGTATAGTAGGAAAATATAGGAACAATGAAGTTAAACCAATGTTGTTCCCAAACATTATTAACGATGTTGCTAGAGCATATAACAATGCCTGGGTGTTAGCAGAAGTTAACGATATTGGCGATCAGGTAGCGTCAATTTTAAATTATGACCTTGAATATCCTAACGTGCTCATGTGTGCCATGAGAGGGCGAGCAGGGCAGATTGTGGGGCATGGATTTTCTGGAACCAAAACCCAGTTGGGTGTAAAGATGAGTGTGACTGTGAAGAAGGTTGGTTGTGCTAACTTAAAAAGTATTATTGAGGATGATAAACTAATCTTTAATGATTATGATATTATTAACGAGTTGACTACTTTTATTCAGAAGAAACAATCCTTTGAAGCTGATGAAGGGTTTCATGATGATTTGGTAATGTGTATGGTAATCTTTGCTTGGCTAGTCCAACAAGATTATTTCAAAGAAATGACTGACAATGATGTTCGTAAAAGAATATATGACGAACAAAAAAATCAAATTGAACAAGATATGGCACCATTTGGATTTATCACCACTGGATTAGAAGGAGATGATGGATTTGTAGAAGATGGATCTTTGTGGGAATATGGTGACAAACAAGAAGACGTTTCGTATATGTGGAATACATATTGATGGACCTAGAAGATCAGTTTTCACTAGAACACTTACTTTTTAAAGAAAGAGTATGTAGAACTTGTGGACAGAAAAAAGATTTACTCACTGATTTTTATCTAACAAGAAAGAATAAAAGACCTCTACCATCAGCATATTCTTACGAGTGTAAGGATTGTACAATAAAAAGAATTACTGAGAAGAGGAAAGAAGAATATAACCCAGTTCCTAGGATAAAAGATGTATATCCTGACTGGTAGTTTGTTCGTGTGTTGTTTCCCCAGTGGAAAACTCGGAAATAATAAATATTTTTAGATTAAAATCTGGATACCTACACAGGAGAAAAACATGGCAAGTCTTATCTCGCCTGGTATTGTAATCAAAGAACGTGACTTAACTAATGCCGTAGTAACAAACACCTCAGCAATCTCTGGTGCTTTTGCTTCGACATTTGCCAGAGGTCCCGTTGGAGAGATTGTAACTATCAGCACCCAACAAGAATTGTTGGATATTTTTGGTAAGCCTAACAACACTAATGCTGAAGATTGGTTCGTAGCATCCGAGTTTCTAAACTACGGCGGAAGACTTGCTGTAGTTCGTGCTGAAACTTCAGGACTTGCTTCTGCCGCTGCTGGCGCTGCTGGTGCTGTTACAGTAAAAAACGAATCTGACTGGCAAGGTGGAGTCGGATCTGGAAAAGATTTTGTTGCTAAAACACCTGGCGACTGGGGAAACTCTTTAAAAGTTGTTGTAGTTGACAGAGGTCCCGATCAAATCGTCACCCTCGACGGTATGCCCGATACGATTCCAGTCGTTGGCAGCACCGTAACTTTCAATGAAGGCGGCAATTCCATCGAAGCTACAGTAGAAGGATATGATCCTGTAACCTATGAACTATCAATCAAAACCTCTACTTACATAACAGCAGCTGCTGAGTTAGAAGATGGTAATGAAATTGCTACTTTTGTTGTTAACGCTCCAGTAGAATCAGGAAGAACTCCTGGTACTTACAACCCACCAGCAGATGCTAAAGGTGCTACGTTCCAAGTCGTGGTTAACGATGCTGGCGGAGAAGCGGGTGGATCCCCAAGTGGAGAAGGTGGTACAGTCGTAGTAACTCTACTAACTGCTGGCGATGGTTACGAGGTTAATGAGGATATCGTTATTGCTGGTGCTGATACAGGAAATGGTTCTGATATCACCATTACTGTTGCTAGTCTAGATAGTGACATTAATGTTACTGCTGTAAGAAACTGGTGGACAACTACCACTGTTGGTGGTATTTCCCTTTCTGATATTGGTCCACGTCCTGGTACTTCACAATACGCTTCAGATCGTGGTTTAAGCGACGATCAAATTCACGTTGCTATTGTAGACACAACTGGAGACATTTCTGGAACTGCTGGAACAATTATCGAACGTTCTCTTTATCTTTCCAAGTTGAGTGATGGTAAGGGTGCTGAAGGTCAAACTGCTTACTGGAAGTCCGCTATCAATGAAGGTTCCCAGTACGTTTATGCTGGTGCTACTCTAGATGAAGCGACTGGTGCTGGCGAGGCATGGGGACAAGAATCTACTTCTCTCGAAAGTGGCGATGCTTTCAAACTTGGTGGTGTTCTTGAGTACAACTTAACTGGCGGTACTGATGATTATGATTACGACTCTGGTGAAATCACCAGTGCTTATAGCATATTCACCACCGACGAAGAAGCTTCTGTTGACTTTGTTCTTATGGGCGGTTCGATGGCGGATGAAGTTGATACCAAAGCAAAGGCATCTTCTGTAATGTCTGTAGCACAAACAAGAAAAGATTGTATTGCTTTTGTATCTCCCCACAAAGGAAATCAAATTGGATCTTCTGGTGCTTTAACTAAAAATCAGCAGAAGACAAATACACTCAACTTCTTCTCAACACTATCTTCTACTTCTTACGCTGTATTTGATAGTGGTTATAAGTACATGTATGATCGTTTCAACGATGTTTATCGCTGGATTCCTTGTAACGGAGATGTTGCTGGTCTTTGTGTTTCTACTTCTGCTACACTTGATGACTGGTATTCCCCCGCTGGAACCAATCGTGGTGGTTTAAGAAACGCTGTTAAGCTTGCTTACAACCCAACATCTGCTGATAGAGACGAACTTTACCAAGCAAGAATTAATCCTATTACTTCTTTTGCTGGTTCTGGTATCATCTTATTTGGAGATAAGACTGCTCTTTCTTCGCCTTCTGCTTTCGATCGTATCAACGTTCGCCGTCTCTTCTTGAATGTTCAGAAGAGAGCAGAGTCTCTTGCTAAGGGAGTCTTGTTTGAGCAAAACGATGCTACAACTAGAATTGGTTTTGCTTCTGCCTTGAATTCTTACCTCAGTGAGATTCAAGCAAGAAGAGGAGTTACCGACTTCCTCGTAGTTTGTGATGATACTAACAACACACCATCTGTAATTGATCGTAATGAGTTTGTTGCTGAAATCTACATGAAACCAACACGCTCTATCAACTACATTACTGTTACTTTAACAGCAACCAAGACTGGTGTTTCCTTCAGTGAAGTTATCGGTTCTTGATAATTATATTCACAAACATTTAGAGGAAATCAAAAATGGCAACTCGTATTAACAACTTCATTCAGAATATTGGGCAGGGCGTCAAGCCCAATATGTTCTCCATTGATATTCAATGGCCTGCTGGAAACCTAGTAGGTGGTGTTCCTTCAGACGCTACAGAGAAAGATTTGATTAATGTTCTCTGTAAATCCGCTGCCCTTCCTGCTTCAAATCTCGGAGTAATCGAAGTTCCTTTTCGTGGTAGAACAGTCAAGATCGCTGGTGATCGTACTTTCGATACTTGGACTGCTACTTTCTTTAATGATAAGGACATGATGATTCGTTCTTATTTCGAGTCATGGTTAGAGTCCATGAACACACATGAAGGTAACTTCTCGCCTAACTTTATCCCCAATCAAGGTGATGGTTACATGTGTGATGTTAAAGTCAAGCAACTCGAAAAGCATGGTGTTGAAGGCGGTCAAGTTCTTAGAGAGTATACTCTCAAGCACGCTTTCCCAACTAACGTTTCTCAAATTGATCTTGCTTATGATAGCAATGATCAGGTTGAAGAATTCTCTGTAGAATTCCAATATTCTTATTGGTTGGTTGGAACTCCTTCTTCTAGCAATCTAGATGGTGGAGTAGCTAGTGACAGAGATGGTGCTCAAAAAGTAGTTGAACTTTGATATAATAAATAGATCTATAGGAAAATAGATCTATTGAGATGAGTCAACTTTTCGGTTTTATTATTAATAAGAATGGTGAGGATAGGGGTCAATCCCCTATCCCACCAAATCAAGATGACTCCGTAGCTGTAGCAGCTGGGGGTCATTTTGGTACATATGTGGATGTTGATGGCTCACAAGGTAGAAACGAATATGAGTTGATTAAGCGTTATAGAGACATGGCGCTTCATCCAGAATGTGATTCTGCTATCGATGAAATTGTCAATGAATTTGTTGTTAGTGATGCTGACGATTCTCCAGTAGAAATTGAGTTATCTAATCTTGATGTCAGTGCTGGTGTAAAGAAAAAAATTAGAGATGAGTTTAACTACATCAAAAGACTTTTAAATTTCGACAAGAATGCTCACCAAATCATTAGGACTTGGTACATCGATGGTCGTACATATTACCATAAAGTTATAGACTTAGATAAACCCAAGCGTGGTATCCTAGAGCTTCGTTACATCGATCCTCTCAAGTTACGTAAAGTAAGACAAAAAATTAAAAGTCCTGAAGCAACAACTCAAGGAGCAAAAGGAACTGCTCTTGAGTATGACTGGGGAGATTATATTGATTATTATATTTACAATCCCAAAGGTTATGCTAATGCCATGACCGTCAACGCTACATTTGATTTCGCTTCTTCAAATGGAATCAAGATGGCAGCGGATTCTATTGCTAAGTGTAACTCAGGTTTGATGGATCTGAACAAGAAGCAACCTTTAAGTTTCTTACATAAAGCAATCAAGTCACTCAATCAGCTTCGTATGATTGAAGACTCTCTTGTTATCTACAGATTGTCACGTGCTCCTGAGCGTAGAATTTTTTACATCGATGTTGGCAATCTACCTAAAGTCAAAGCGGAACAATATCTCCGTGATGTGATGGCACGTTATCGTAACAAACTTGTTTACGATGCCAGCACTGGAGAAATTCGTGATGACAAAAAGCATATGAGTATGCTAGAGGATTTCTGGTTGCCTCGTAGAGAGGGTGGACGTGGTACTGAGATCACAACTCTACCTGGCGGACAGAACCTTGGCGAACTTAAAGACGTTGAGTATTTTAAAAAGAAGCTTTATAACTCTCTCAATCTTCCCCCTTCTAGACTTACAGACGATAACAAAGGATTTAACCTCGGTAAAACCACTGAAGTCCTTCGTGACGAACTTAAGTTCGCCAAGTTTATCGGAAGATTACGTAAAAGATTTAGCGAACTATTTCACGATCTTCTCAAAACTCAACTCATCCTCAAAGGAGTAATTGCTCCAGAAGATTGGGAAGACATGGAAGAGCATATTCAGTATGACTTCTTGTTTGACAATCATTTCAACGAATTGAAAGAACAAGAGATGATGACTCAACGTCTCGCTCTCGTTACTCAAATGGATCCTTTTGTCGGAAAGTATTTTTCAGTTGATTATATTCGTCGTCAGATTCTTGGTCAAACTGATAAAGAAATGAAGGAACTTGATAAGCAAATGAAGGGTGACATTGCTTCTGGTGTTGCTATGGATCCTGCCGATATCAATATGTTTGATACTATGGATCGTCAAAATGATGCTTTTGCTCCAGAGATTGATGCTCAAGCAGCAGACGATGCTCAAGAAAGAGAGATTGAAAAAATGAAGGCATTACCAAAACCCTCTCCAGCACCAAAAAACAATTCTGATAAATAATTAATATCTTTAACTATTATTATGAGTGACCAACCACTAGATTCTGAAGTTCTTAACGTTGTCAATTTAATTGCTGACAAAAAAAGAGCAGACGCTTTAGATAAGATCCATGATATTCTATACGCCAAGGCGTCTGGAACTATTGATACATATAAAAGAACTGTAGCTGATACATTCTTTGATGAACCAACTGGAGAAATTCCCGAAGAACAATGAAACTAATTACAGAGAGCATAGAAGACATCCAAATCCTAACCGAGGATAAAGATGGTAAAAAACACCTTTACATCGAAGGTGTATTTCTTCAGTCGGAAATTAAAAACCGCAATGGAAGAGTTTACCCATTCAGTGTTCTTGAAAAGGAAGTTAATCGTTATAACGAAGAGTATGTAAAACCAGGCAGAGCACTTGGAGAACTTGGTCATCCAGATGGACCTACTGTTAATCTTGATCGTGTATCACACAAGATCACATCATTAAGGGCAGAAGGAAATAATTTTATTGGTAAAGCAAGAGTTTTAGATACTCCTATGGGAACTATTGCCAAGAATCTTCTTGGTGAGGGTGTAAAACTAGGAGTTTCTTCTAGAGGTATGGGATCTCTTAAAGAAGAGAATGGCGTTAAATATGTCGGTGAAGACTTTATGCTTGCTACTGCTGCTGATATTGTAGCAGATCCTTCTGCTCCTGATGCTTTTGTTAATGGAATTATGGAAGGAAAAGAATGGGTTTGGGAAGGAGGAATCCTTCGTGAGAAACAAATCCAAGAATTAAAAGATAATATTGATAGGTCATCCAAAATCGAATTAGAGGAAAAAATTCTTTCCGCTTTCGATCAGTTCCTTTCAAATCTTTGATATCATAAATAAATTTAGAATATACTAGATACAATCGAGGAAAACTCAAATGTCAGATATGTTAAACGAAAAGTTTGAGGAGTTTGCCAGTGAGCACGCAGCAGTCCTCGCTGAGGCAGGACAAGATCCAATGCCAACCGTTACTGCTGCTGTTATTCCTGGTGAAGCCGCTGCTTCAGGTCAATCACAAACTGCTGTAAACGCCAAAGCTGCTTCTGGCGAAGGTGCTACAGGACACGCTGCTCCATTACAACCCAGCATTGCTATCGGTCAGAAAGCACCTGCTGAAGTTAATAGTGTAACAACTACACCACATGAGCATGATGAAGATGGTGATGAGAATCCTGGTGCTAAGGCTGCTGCTCCTATTTCTGGTGGCATTTCTGGCGAACCAAACCGTGGCGCTTCTAACACAGATCTTCCTAACGGCACTGCTCCTAAGTTCGGCAGTGAGATTGCTTATGGAACCAAGGAAGGTGGTAGCGTAACATATCCCATCAAACCCAAGTTTGAAGATCTCGACGTATCTAGTGATGTCGCTGCTCTAACTGAGGGCACCGAACTATCAGAAGAGTTTGCTGAAAAAGCAAAAACAATTTTTGAAGCTGCTGTTAAGTCTAAGTTATCTGAGGAGTGGACTAAACTCGAAGAGCACTACAAGACACAACTAGAAGAGCAAGTTGAAGGCGTTAAGAAAGAACTTGCTGAAGAAGTTAACGGCACTGTCAACTACGCTATCAGCAAGTGGCTTGAAGAAAATCAAGTTGCTGTTGATCGTGGAATCAGAAATGAGATTACTGAAGACTTTATTGTTGGTCTTAAGAATCTCTTTGAAACACACTACATTAATGTTCCTGACGAGAAAGTAGACGTTCTCGAAGGACTAACTGAAGATCTTTGTAAGATGGAAGAACGCCTTGACGAACAGGTCAAAGCTAATATTGAACTTCAAAATCGTCTTAATGAGTCTGCTAAGCAAATCATCGTCAAGCAAATTGCCGAAGATCTAGTAGACACACAAAAAGACAAACTAGCATCCCTTGCTGAGGGAGTTGAGTTTACTAACGAGGAGGAATTCTCTAAGAAACTTAACACTATTAAGGAATCATACTTCCCTAAAGAAGGTGCTCCTAAAGTAGTTGCCGACGAAACACCAGTGGAATCCGAAGAAATTGCTCCAGCAATGGCAGCATACCTTCAGGCAATGAACCGCTGGGGTAAGTGATTTACTAAATAATTACATCACATTTCCTTAACCCATCCAATCTCGGAGATAAAAATGTTTAACGCATCCCATCTCCAGGAAAAGTGGTCCCCTGTTCTTAACCATGGCGAAGCTCCTGAAATCCAGGATCGCTACAAGAGAGCAGTAACCTCTGTACTCCTGGAAAACCAAGAAAGAGCTCTTCGTGAAGAGCGCGGCATGATCAATGAGGTCGCCGTAAACTCACTAGGCGCTAGCACCGTATCCCCTGCTGGTTCGGCACTCGCTTCCAACAACACCGCTGGTCTTGCTGGTTTCGATCCCGTTCTAATCAGTCTCGTTCGTCGTGCTATGCCTAACCTCATGGCATATGACGTATGTGGTGTCCAGCCTATGTCTGGTCCCTCTGGTCTTATCTTCGCTATGAGATCTCGCTACGAGAACCAAGGCGGCGAAGAGGCACTGTTCAACGAACCTGATGCTGGATTCACTGCTGGTCTCGACGCTAACGCTGGTGACTATGTTCCCCGTACAGGCGCTGGTGTCGGTGGCGACGCAGAAGGTAACAACCCTGCTCTCCTCAACGATTCCTCCCCTGGAACCTATGAGGTTCCCCGTGGTTTCTCTAGAGAAGATCTTGAGCAAGCTGGCGATGCTGGCAAGTTGTTCCGTGAGATGTCCTTCAGCATCGAGAAGACCTCTGTGACCGCTAAGTCCAGAGCACTCAAAGCTGAGTACACCTTGGAACTCGCTCAAGACCTCAAGGCGATCCATGGTCTAGATGCTGAGCAAGAACTCGCTAACATCCTTTCTAGCGAAGTCCTTGCTGAGATCAACCGTGAAGTCGTCCGTCGTGTTTACAGCGTTGCTAAGCCTGGTGCTCAGAACAACGTTGCTAACGCTGGTATCTTCGACCTCGACGTTGACAGCAACGGTCGTTGGTCTGTTGAGAAATTCAAGGGTCTTCTCTTCCAGATTGAGCGTGACGCTAACGCTATCGCCCAAGAGACTCGTCGTGGAAAGGGCAACTTCCTCATCTGCTCTGCTGATGTTGCTTCCGCCCTCGCTATGGCTGGCGTCCTTGATTACTCCTCTGGTCTCACTGGCGCTGGTGGTCCTGCCATCGGTACTGTTGATGACACTGGCAACCTTGCTGTTGGTACTATCAACGGCAGAATCAAGGTCTATGTCGATCCTTATTCCGCTAACCTAAGCGACAAGCACTACTACGTAATGGGTTATAAGGGCACCTCCCCTTATGACGCTGGACTCTTCTACTGTCCTTACGTTCCCCTCCAAATGGTTCGTTCCATCGATCCTAACAACTTCCAGCCCAAGATTGGCTTCAAGACTCGTTACGGCATGGTTTCCAACCCATTTGTTACCACTAACGGTGCTTACAATGGTACTCCTGACGGTGAGACCCTCACCGCCAACACCAACATGTACTACCGTCGTGTTCAGGTCACCAACCTCATGTGATTTCTGTCACGATATGAACACAGGGTGCCGAAAGGCACCCTTTTTTTATGCTTAAATAGGTAATATGGTATTATGTTTTATGCCAAGGAGTATCATGTTAAAAGCAGACATGCTTGCCAGGATTTATAAGTTGAAAACTTCATTATATAATGGAGAGCACAAAGAAAAACCAGGACTATGGCACGATGGTGCCCACGATGCCTTAAATAAAGTTTTAGATATTTTACAAGAATATAGACAATGAAAGATTTAGATTTTATCGATGCTTTAATGGAAAAAGCAATCAAGATGAAGACTGATATTCTTATGGAAGAACCATGTCCAATCTACGATGGTGATGCCGAGGACTGGGAAGACTTCTGGTTTAATGAGGATAAATAGTTTTGCTTGGAAATTGATTTATGCCTGCCGATTGGTACAAGGAACAGATTAGCAATAGAAACTACCTCTCTCCAATTGGATTCAAACTCCAGTTAGAAAAATTTAGAGGGGTAGATTTCTTTTGCCAGAGAGTAAATCTCCCTGATGTTTCTATGCCTTTCACCGAAGTCCCAACAAGGTTTCGTCAATTTCCTATCGTAGCTGGTGGCGGGGTAGAATATGGGGACTTTTCAGTTTCATTTATTGTTGATGAGGAACTGATAAATTGGAAATCAATTTTTGATTGGATTAGACAAAATGGTGTGTCTGAAGAACATATGCCAACCATAGAACCAGAATACAGTGGCGGACAACTTTTAATTTACACATCATCATATAATGTAAATCATGTAATTGATTTTGAAAATCTATTTCCAATTAGTATATCTGAGATGAATTTTGATGCTTCATCTAGCGATGTTGAATACTTTACAGCTCAAGTCAATTTCAAGTATACTGGATATACCATTCGTGATAAATCATTTATTCAATGAAATTTGACCAATTACATACCAAGTTTGAAAAAATTAAAGCAGAGTGGGCAGAAGATAGTCATGTTGACTTTGAATTCAAAAACAAAAATTACACAGCAGATCTAGGAAAAATCTCAATGGAGATCCCTTTCCAGCATAATAAATACTTAAACCATTACACCGATCTTTCACAGATTAAAACTAGTCTGGAATTTGAAGTCCGTAAATTGGTCCGAGAAAAACGAGAGTATTACAGCGGGGAGGCTGAAGCAAAAGTATACGCTGAGAAACCATTCGGATCCAGTATTAAAACCGCCGACAAGATGAAAGTTTATCTTGAGTCGGACGACGACATCATTAACCAAGAGGCGAAGATCAAATATATTGATCAAATGCTTTATTTTCTAGACAATGTTTTGAAAATGATTTCTCAAAGAAATTATCATGTGAAGAACGCGATTGAATGGGAGAGGTTTATTAATGGAAACTAATGTCCCTGATTACTGTCAAGAAGAAGAATGAGGTTTACCTCACTGTCAATTCTGATCAACACGTTCATCACGAACTAGCGGATTACTTTTCCTTTGAACTTCCAGAGGCAAAGTTCCTAAAGCGGCAACCTAGATTTAGATACTGGGATGGAATGATTCACCTGTACTCTCCTGCTACGGGTGAATTATATGGTGGTTTACTTCCCCACCTAAAGCAATGGTGTACAGAAAGGAAGTATAGACTTTCGTATGAAGAGAATGATTGGTACGGTCTACCAGAAGAGAGTAACGATTTAGTCTCTCCTGCTGGCGTTAAGGTCTACATGGATAAGGTTTGTAAGTACAAACCCAGAGACTATCAGTACGCCACCGTATACAAGGCTCTAAAGAATAACCGAGGACTGTTCCTGTCTCCAACAGGTTCTGGTAAGTCGATGATGATATATAGCATCGTCAGATATTATGTTGCAACTGAGAAAAAGATTCTGCTAGTGGTTCCTACCACATCTCTAGTAGAGCAGATGATTAAAGACTTTAAAGACTATGGATGGAACGCCGATGAATACTGTCATACCATATATTCAGGCAAAGATAAAAATACTGACAAACCAGTTGTCATCTCTACATGGCAGTCAATCTACAAGTTCCCCAAAAGATACTTTGATGACATTGACTGTGTTATCGGAGATGAAGCACATCTATTTAAGTCAAAGTCATTGACAGGGATCATGACCAAGCTACACAACGCTAAGTACCGTTTTGGATTCACAGGTACTCTAGATGGTAGCAAGACTCATAAGTGGGTCCTAGAGGGTCTCTTCGGGCACTGTGAGAAGGTTACTAAAACCGATGACCTAATCAAGCAAGGATTCCTTTCTAACTTTAGGGTAAAAGTTCTTGTGTGTAAACATGAGTCGAAATCTTTTGCTGATTATCATGAAGAGATGGAGTACATTGTTACACATCCCAAAAGAAATAACCTCATTAAAAATTTAATAAGAGATATTGAAGGCAATACACTAGTGTTGTTCAACTTCGTTGAGAAGCATGGTGAACCATTATACGAAATGATAAATAATGATATTGGAGGTAACCGAAAAGTATTTTTTGTACACGGTTCCACAGATGTTGAAGATCGTGAGTTAGTAAGAGAGATCGTAGAACAGGAATCCAATGCTGTGATTATTGCTTCCTACGGCACATTTTCTACAGGAATCAACATTAAAAAACTAGATAACATTATTTTTGCTTCACCATCTAAATCAAGAGTAAGAAACTTACAGTCCATTGGTAGGGTCTTACGTAAAGGCGGAGAAAAAGATGTCGCTACTTTGTATGATATTGCTGACGACATTTCTACAAAAACTAGACAGAATTACACACTAAATCATTTGGTAGAACGATTGAAGATTTACCAAGAAGAAAACTTTAAGTATGAAGTAATACCTATTAAATTAAAATAATATGGAAGAAGAATTTTACTCAACAATAAAATTAACTAGCGGTGAAGAAATTGTAGCTAAAGTTAGTTACATTACTGAAGAAGAAAGTTTGTTTGTATTTAAACCAATGAAAGTTGAAATGGTTAAAACAAAAAAACTAGGACAAATGGTTGAAGGTTTCCATTTAACAGAATGGATCCATGCTACATATGACGATTCTTTCATTATTCCTATGGAAAGAGTCATAACAATGAGTGAGTTAGATCCAAGAATTGAAAGGTATTATCTTAAGGTATTAGATAATAATCCTGAAAATGAATCTGAAGAACCTGGAAGAGTACCATCTGAACAACTTTCAAATAGGATGGGATACTTAGGTTCAATTAATGAAACCAAAAAAGCTCTAGAGAATATCTATAAAAGAAGCTAATTAGCTATTATTTCCTTTGAACCCTGACAGAGTTATTCTACTGAGTTTCTGAGGATTTGTCAAGCTTGACATAACAACCTTGTTGAACTATACTAAGATCATGATAAGCAAACAGTAACATGTCCTATGTCAAAAAAGAACACAGAGTATTACGTCAATAACAAAGATTTTCTGGAAGCAATCACTGTCTTCAAAAACAAAGTAAAATTAGCAGAAGAAACTGGGAAAACTCCTCCTCGTATCCCACATTACATTGGAGATTGTTTTTTGAAGATTGCTACCCATCTTTCTTATAAACCCAACTTTGTGAATTACACTTTTCGTGAAGACATGATTTCAGATGGTGTTGAAAACTGTGTTCAGTATATCAATAACTTTGATCCAGAAAAATCTAAAAACCCGTTTGCTTATTTTACTCAAATTATTTACTACGCCTTTCTTCGTCGTATTCAGAAAGAGAAACGTCAAAATGATATCAAACAAAAGATCTTGGAGAAGACTGGATTTGATCACGTTATGCACACAGACACTTATGATGGTGACATGTCTGGCATGAATTCTAGTTATTCTGATATGGGTAGTATTAAAGAAAATATTGAAATTAGAATGAATCGATGACTGTAGCACTTATTACGGATCAACATTTAGACGGCAGAAAAGGTAGTCTTACTTTTTGGAATTATTTTGAGAAATTTTATGACGAAGTTTTTTTCCCAACTCTTGAAAAACGAGGAATCAAGACAATCATTGATCTCGGGGATACATTTGACAACAGGAAGAGCATTGATTTTAATGTTTGGAGTAGGATTCGTCGGTCTTATTTTGATCGCTTGGCTAGCATGGGCATCACTGTCCACATGATTTTGGGAAACCATTGTGTTTATTATAAGAATACTAATTCTATCAACTCACCTGAATTGCTTCTAGATGATTATGAGAATATATCGGTTTACACTGGAGTTAATACAGTTAACATTGACGGTACTGAAATTTGTCTCGTCCCCTGGATTAATAAAGAAAACCAAGAAGAAACGTTTTCGCATCTTGAAGGCACGAATGCCGAGATCGTCATGGGGCACCTCGAACTGTCTGGATTTGAAATGAACCCAGGATTTTTGATGGATCATGGTTTAGATCCAAAAATCTTTAGTAGGTTTAAACAAGTTTTTTCTGGACATTACCATCACAAATCAAGCAAAGGTAATATCACATACCTTGGTAATCCCTACCAGATGTTCTGGAATGATTATAAGGATGATCGTGGATTTCATCTTTATGAACCTTCTACAAATAAACTAGAATGGATCAAGAATCCTTTTCAAATCTTCCAGAAACTTTACTACAATGATGTTGCTATTAGAAAACACATTGTAGATCCAGAGATTTATAAAGACACCTATGTCAAGTTAGTTGTTGAACAGAAACAAAACTATGCTGAATTTGAAAGAGTTGTCGAATCTCTTTATGATGTTGGAGCACATGATGTAAAAATTGTAGAAACATTTGTAGAAGAAAATTCTGATGAAGAATCTAATCTTGAAATTAAAGATACAATTACACTTCTTAATGAATATGTTGATGACATCGATGTGTCTGTAGACAAAACCGAACTTAAAAATCTTATGAGATCACTATATATTGAAAGTTGTGAAATGGTGTAATGTTTATCCTTACTCTAGAACAAAAACCAGATGGTGTCTTCTCTGTTCTTAGTGATGATGGAGATAGAGTCATTCCTATTTTTGAGAGTGAGGATGATGCTGAACGTTACAACATAATGATGACAGTGGAAGAGGAGGACAGTCCTCCTTTACAGGTTGTGGAAATAGACAGAGAAATTATTGTCACAGCATGTGAGGAAAGATTCCACAAATATGCTATAATTACCAAAGACGATTTCCTTATCCCGCCGAAAGATATAGAATGATTACATTTAAAAAAATCCGTTGGAAAAACTTTCTTTCGACGGGAAATGTGTTTACTGAAGTTGACTTTCTTTCCCATAAAACAAATTTAATTATTGGTGCTAATGGTGCTGGCAAAAGCACTGTTCTTGATGCGTTGACGTTTTCTTTGTTTGGAAAACCGTTTCGTAAGATCAACAAACCTATGCTGGTTAACAGCGTCAATGAAAAAGATTGTGTTGTAGAAGTTGAATTTGATGTTGGTAAAACAGAATATAAAATTGTACGTTCTATAAAACCTTCTAAGTTTGAGATCTATTGTAACAATCAAATTTTGAATCAAGAAGCTTCTGTTGTAGATCAACAGAAACAACTTGAACAGAATGTTCTTAAGATGAATTATAAATCCTTTACACAGATTGTTGTGTTGGGGTCATCTACGTTTGTTCCTTTCATGAGACTGCCAGTAGCAGCACGTCGTGAAATTATTGAAGACATTCTGGACATTCAAATCTTTTCTGTTATGAATACTTTGTTGAAAGATAAGGTTAGAGAAAACAATGATGTTCTTAGAGATCTTCAGTATGAGTTGAAGACAGTAAATGATAAGATTGAATTACAAAAATCTTTCATGTTTGAACTAGAAAAGAAAACTAAGTCTGAAGTTGAAAAGAAAGAAGCAATTATCGAAACTTTGAAAGATGATAAAAAAATAGCATTTACGAATATTGCTAATCAAAATGATATTCTTTCTAACTATAATATTGAGTTAAAAACTCTTGCTGATAATAAAAAGAAACTCAAGCAACTTAATACCTTTCGTGTAAAAATCCAGCAAAAGATTAATACCTGTAAAAAAGAGACTGAGTTTTTTATTAACAATCATGTGTGTCCCACCTGTACACAAGAAATTGGTCAAGACTTCCGAGATCAAAAAATTAATGAGGGTGACAAAGAATTACTGACTTTAGAGAAAGGATTTACAGATCTCGAAAAGTCTATTGAACACGAAGAAAAGCGTGAGACAAAGTTCATAGAACTTTCTGAAAAAATTGTTAAAACTAATTCTGTCATCAGTCAATTGAACTACGAGATTACTTCCCTCGATCAACAGATTGGAGATCGTGAGATGGAAATTGAAGAACTTCAGTCTCCTACAAGTAGTAAGAAAGCAGAGTTGGAGAAGCTTACTGCTATGGTCGATGAAAAGAAAAAGACTAATGAAAACTTTCTGTCATCTAAAAAAGATAAAGATACATTAACAGTTGCTTCACAATTGCTCAAAGATAATGGTATCAAGAGTAAAATCATTAAACGTTATCTACCTGTCATGAACCGAGTGATCGGTGAATATCTAAGGAAGATGGATTTTTATGTAAACTTTACTCTTAATGAAAACTTTGAGGAAACTATTAAATCTAGATACCGAGATATTTTTTCTTACGAATCCTTCAGTGAAGGAGAAAAATCTCGTATTGATCTTGCTCTTCTGCTTACTTGGAGAAATATTGCTAAGCTTAAGAATAGCGTCGATACTAATCTCCTTATTCTAGATGAGATATTTGACGGATCGTTGGATCAATCTGGCACATCTGACCTGGGGTGGATTCTTAGAAACTTTGATAGCAGCACAAATATATTTGTTATCAGTCACAAAGAAAATCTTGAAGGAAAATTTGATCGTACAATAAAATTCCAGAAAGTTAAAAACTTTAGTGTTAGTGAAGAATCACAATCCGAAACTGATTGAACTAAATAATTTTACTCCTTGAGGTATATTCTTATGAAAAAAACAATTGTTGTGAAATCTGGTGATACATGGGAGTATGATGATAGTCCTGAACTACAAGCAGCATTGGAGAAACTCCATGGCACAAGTCCCAAACTGGCAACACCACTCAAAGAAGGACCAAAAAAGAAAACTTAAACCACAGGCGTTACGACAAGCAAGAGCTCGTCGGGCCCAGTTGAAAAACCGTCTACAGATGACCTCTGGCAAACGCCAGGGGTCTTATAGTATGTGGACACACAGAGAGAGTTCAATGCTTAACCAAGAAGTCAGGGGCAATTTGGCACGACTGCTCGCTACAGAAAACCTTGTTGTCGAACACCGTCAGGTCAGCACTGCTAGTTTTGATGTGCTTCGTCGTGTGCTTACTCTTCCTCGCTGGGACAAGGCATCCAGTACCGTCTATGATCTTCTGGTGGGACACGAAGTCGGACACGCCTTGTTCACTCCTTCTGATAAGTGGGACTTTGATGTACCTAAAGATTTCATCAATGTTGTTGAGGATGCTCGTATTGAGAAATTGATGAAGCGTAAGTACGCTGGACTCTCTAAAGATTTTTACAACGGATATCAGGAACTGAATGACCAGGACTTCTTTGGTATTGCTGATGACGCTGTAGAAGAACTGTCGTTTATTGATCGTATCAATCTTCACTTTAAAATTGGTGCCTATGCTCGGATTCCTATCTCCGAAGGAATTGAAACTGAACTGGTAAATAAGGTTGCTGACTGTGAGACCTTTGATGATGTCTTGGTAGTCTGTCGTGAGATCTGTGCTTACGTTAAGAAGAAAGAAGAAGAGAAGCAGCAGGCAGAAGTTCCTGCTCAAGCACAAGAAGGCACTGGTGAGACCAGCAAAGTTTCTACCAGCGAAGATGCTGAAGAACAGAAGCAAGATGACTCTGCTTCAGACTCTCCTGAATCGGGAGATGATGGTGAGCAACCACAAGAAAGCGAGGTCGATGATAGTTCTCCTACTGGGGGTGAGTATAATGAAGAGAAGTCAAAAACTCAGCGTGCTTTTGATGAAGCTGCTGAAGAGTTAAATGTCGATCACAAATATAATGTTGATCCTGTTTATCTGGAACTCCCTAAAGATCTTGATATTGACAAAATAGTCGCCAAGTTTAGTGACTTGTTTCCTTACATGAACAACTTCTTCGACAAAGTAGCAGAAGCACGTCGTGAGCACTGGGGTGATATCTATGAGGGATCTGATAGTGACTACAAAGATTTCAAGAAGAGTGCTCAGAAAGAAGTCAACTACCTCGTCAAAGAATTTGAGATGAGAAAGTCTGCCGACTCCTATGCTCGGGCAGGACAATCTAAAACTGGTGTGCTTGATACCACTAAACTCCATACCTACAAGTACAATGATGATATCTTCAAGAAGATTGCCGTCCTTCCTGACGGTAAGAATCATGGCATGATCTTTGTCCTTGATTGGTCTGGTTCCATGAGTACGTACCTGATGGATACTATTAAGCAGCTGATGAACCTTGTGTGGTTCTGTAAGAAAGTCCAGATTCCTTTTGAAGTTTATGCTTTCACTTATGAGTGGAACAATGCTTTCCTTGGGGGAGATAGTTACGATGAAGATGTTGCTTATTCTCAACTTGAGTATTGTCACACTCCTTCTCATAACACGCTTTCCCCACATAAGCGATTTGGTCTCCTTAATTTGCTCACGTCTACTGTAAATAGTAAGGACCTGGATGCTGCTTGTCGGAATCTTTTCCGTCTCGCTAGGTACTACACTACTTCTAGTGTTATGTACAACATTCCTTTGGGTCTGGAGTTGTCTGGTACTCCTTTGAATGACAGCATCATTGCTCTCCACAAAATCATTCCCCAGTTCCAACGTAACACCAAGACACAGAAAGTGAGCGTCTGTATTCTCACTGACGGTGAGTCTGCTAACGTTAATTACAATGTGGTGATGGAAGGTGGTTACATTGGCAATCGTTCAGGTGGACGAAACTGTCACATTCGTGATCGTAAATTGGGACGAGTTTACCGCCACTTCGATGACAGTGTTAAGGATGGTGTTACTACTATCTTGCTGGAAAACCTTAAAGATAACTTCCCTCAAGTCAATCTGATTGGGTTCCGAATTGGTAATGGCAATGACTTTGGATATCTCCATCGTTCTTCTCAGGGATATACGAACTGGTCTGAAGACATTATCAAGCAGTGGAGGAAGCAGAAGAACTGGGTGTTCAATCAGAACGTTGGATATGATTCTCTGTACATGATCTCCAACACCACTCTTTCTGCTAGCACTGAATTTGATGTTGAGCAAGGTGCTAAGAAGACTGCTATCAGTAAGTCCTTCCGTTCCATGCTCAAGAACAAAACTGTCAACAAAAAGATCCTGTCCTCTTTCGCCACAGTCATTTCTTGAACTGTCCACTCTGCCCCTGACTCTGCCCCACTCTGCCCTACAATAACTACATCAACGAAATCAACCGATGCCTGCCAAGTCTGATCTCACCACTTCTCAACTCGCTTCTTACTTGTCCGAAAATTTTGGTAATGAAATTACTGCTGAGCATGTTCGTGCTGCCTGTCGTGAATTCAACGTCACGTATGCTACTGCTACTAAACGTATGGAACCTTACAAGATTGGTCGTGGCAAGTGGAACCTGACCATTGAAGAAGCACGGGAGCAACTAGAAGAGATGGTTGCCCCCTCTCGGGAACATCAAAACCTTGTTCCCCAGAAAGATGACACCTTTGTCCCTTTCGGTAACTTTTCTGACGTAAAGAAGATCATTAATTCTGGCATCTTCTATCCTGTGTTCATCACTGGTATGTCTGGCAATGGCAAGACTTTCTCTGTTGAGCAAGCATGTGCTGCTCTAAATAGAGAGTTGATTCGTGTGAATATTACCATTGAAACTGACGAAGATGATCTTATTGGTGGTTTCCGTCTTATTGATGGTAACACTGTTTGGCACAATGGACCAGTCATCGAAGCTTTGGAACGGGGAGCTGTGCTGCTTCTAGACGAAGTTGACCTAGCATCTAATAAGATCATGTGTCTCCAGAGCATCCTTGAAGGTAAGGGTGTCTTCCTGAAGAAGACTGGTCGCTATGTTCAACCTACTTCTGGTTTCAACATCATCGCCACTGCCAACACCAAGGGCAAGGGTTCTGATGATGGTCGTTTCATTGGCACCAACGTTCTCAACGAAGCATTCCTTGAGCGTTTCGCCATGACTTTTGAGCAAGAGTATCCTACTCCTGCTGTTGAAGCAAAGATTCTCAGTAAAATCTGTAACGATGAAGAGTTCGTGACTCGTTTGGTTGACTGGGCAGACATCATTCGTAAGACCTTTAATGAAGGTGGTATTGATGAAATTATCAGCACCCGTCGTCTAGTACATATTGTCAATGCTTTCAAGATTTTCGGTAAGCGAATGAAGGCAATTGAATCTTGTGTCAATCGTTTCGATGATGAAACCAAGGAATCATTCCTTTCTCTCTATCAAAAAATCGACGACAAAGTGGAGGTGTCTAATGACGAATGAGTTTCACGGTTACCGTGGCAACATCGCCCGTCTTAAAGATGGGCGATCTGTAAAAATCCTTGATGGTGAAGGTCTCAAACTTTATGTTCAAACAGTTGACGGTAAAGTCATTGAGTGCTATCATGATCAATTGGAGACCGTATTTTCTGAATAATATGACTTTCAAATATAATGAAGAAGAGCTCCTTAAAGAGCTCCGTGATTACGTTACTGGAACATACAATCAACATTACTCTGCTGGCAACAACAGCATTCAAACGTTGGATTTGATTGAAGCATGTGGAGATGCCGAAGCATTCTGCCGAAGTAACATCCTGAAGTATGCTTCACGCTATGATAAGAAAGGCACTGCCCGTCGTGATATCATTAAGATCCTTCACTACGCTTTGCTTCTTCTTCACTTCAGTGACAAAACTAACACCCGTGAGGAGTACCCTAATCGATGAGTAATATTACACTTTCCCAAGAAACCACTGATGTTCTAAAGAACTTTTCTACGATCAACGGATCTATTATGATTCGTGAGGGTAATGTGTTGAAGACAATCAGCGTTGGTGAAAACATGATTGCTCAATATACCTGTAACGAAAAGTTTCCTAAAACATGTGGCATTTATGATCTAGGTCAGTTTCTTTTGGGATTGAGTCTATTTCATAATCCTGCTTTGTATTTTGACAATGAAGAGTATGTAACTATTCGTGGTGGTCAACGTTCTGCTAAGTATTACTTTTCCGATCCAGACATCACTTTGAAGTCTGCTCCAGAACGTGACGTTAGATTTCCTGGTGCTGATGTTGAGTTTGTTCTTCCAGCTGCTGACTTACATCAACTTCAGAAAGCATCTGGAGTTTATGGATTGCCAGACATGTCAATTGTGTCAAGTGAAAACTTAGTTTCTCTTAACCTTTGTGACAAAGAAAACGATACTGCCAATGCTTACTCCCAAGAAGTCAAAGCAGTATCTACTGGAAACTATGAACTGTTTATGAAAGTTGAAAATCTCAGGTTGCTTCCTGGAGATTATATTGTCAAAGTGTCTAACAAATTGATTACCGAGTGGCGACATCAGTCTCTCGATCTTGTATACTATATTGCTCTTGAGCCTTGATTATGAAAAAATTTCTTTGGGTTGAACAGTATCGTCCCACTAAAATTGCTGACTGTATCCTTCCAGAGAATATCAAAAAGTCTTTCCATGGATTTGTAGAACAGGGAGAGATTCCTAACCTGCTTCTTGCTGGAACTGCTGGTATTGGAAAGACTACAGTTGCCAAGGCATTGTGTGAAGAGATCGGTGCTTCCTACATCGTCATCAACGGATCCGACGAGGGTCGTTTCCTAGACACGGTGAGGAACCGAGTCAGGCAGTTCGCTACAACAGTCTCCTTGACCTCTGGTGGCGCTCATAAGGTGGTCATTATCGATGAGGCAGACAACACTACTAACGATGTTCAACTGTCTCTCAGGACCGCTGTAGAAGAGTTTCATAATAACTGTAGATTTATTTTTACATGTAACTTCCCTAACAAAATCATCGAACCACTCCACAGTCGCTGTACTGTGATTGATTTCAAGATCAACGGTGACTCTGCTGTACAACTTCAGGGACAGTTTTTCGTTCGATTGAAGGAGATCTTGGATGAACAGAAAGTTAAATACGAGGACAAGGTTCTCGCTAAAGTTGTCAAGAGATATTATCCTGATTGGCGTCGTCTTATTAATGAGTGTCAGCGTTATGCTGCCTCTGGCGCAATCAACTCTGCTATTCTTGCTGATGTGGCTGATGTCAATATTGACAGTTTGGTTGCTTCGTTGAAGAATAAAGAGTTTACTGTTGTTCGTAAATGGGTTGTTGATAATATCAATAACGATCCTACAACAGTGATGAGAAAACTCTATGATGTACTCTATGACAAACTCAAGGGAGCATCTATTCCAGAAGCAGTTTTGATTATTGCTAAGTATCAATATCAGATTGCTTTTGTTGCTGACCAAGAGATCAATCTCTTGGCATGTCTAACTGAAATTATGATGAGTTGTGAATTCAAATGACAGTTAAAACTACACCAGAGAATGTAGCGGAAGCAAACGAAGGATTGTTTCGTGCTACAATGAACCTACCTCATGCTGCTGCTCATTGTGGAATGACCGAGCGTGAAATGAAGCACATCTTTCGTGAATATCTGAAGTACAATGACCCAGACTATGAAATCCTTGAAGACTCCCCTCAGGTATCCAGGCGGGAAGAGTCGTGCCCTGAGTAAACTCTTTCAATACATTCCTGACCTTAAGGACTACACTGAGTATCGTGAACCCTTCCTGGGTGGTGGTTCTGTAGCATTGGAAGTTGGCAAACGTTACCCACATCTCAGCATTTGGGTCAACGATTTGTACGAACCTCTTTATAATTTCTGGCGTGTTCTACAAGATCAAGGCACAGAGATGAAAAAAGATCTTATTCAATTGAAGAATAGACATTGTGAACCAGTTTCTGCCAAATTCCTCTTTCAAGAGAGTAAAACATATCTAGAAGTTGGTGAAGACAATTACTGGAAAGCATTGTCTTTTTACGTTGTCAATAAGTGTTCTTTTTCTGGTCTTACTGAGTCATCATCATTCTCCAAACAAGCAAGTGAAAGTAACTTCTCGATGAATGGTATTGAGAAGTTGACTGATTATCAGGCGTTGATTGGCAACTGGAAAATTACTAATTTATCTTATGAACAGCTCCTTACCGACAATAGAAAAGTATTTACATACCTCGATCCCCCCTACGAAATCGGAAGTAATCTATATGGTAAGCGTGGAAACATGCACAAAGGATTCGACCACGATGGGTTTGCTAATAGCTGTGATCGCTTTATCGGTCCTCAACTCGTATCTTATAATTCGTCTCAACTCATTCGTGAGAGGTTCGAGGGGTGGACAGTAGCAGAATTTGCACACACTTACACCATGAGGAGCGTGGGGAGTTATAATACAGATCAAGCGTCTCGAAAGGAACTGGTCCTTACCAACTATGAAGTGTGAAGTCAAACTCTATGTTGCTGGTACAGTCTTCACCGAGACTGTGATCGCTCGTAATTATCAGGAAGCTAGGGAGGTTGCCCTGGCACGTAACCCTAACGCCAAGGTGATGGGCGTGACCGCCGTATTTAAATAATGGAACTTAAAGACTATCTCTACAGCATCAATCAGTCTAAGAAGAATATTCTGGATGACAATCCAGAAGCAGAAAAAAAATATCCACCGTTTATTGTGAACAAATGTCTATCGTCTTTTACTGATAGTATTTTGTACGCTAACGAGATGAATAAAAATACCCATATCGATAACAAACTTCAATATGATTTCTTTATAAATAGCTTGAAACCTAGGAAACGTTTCACTCCTTGGTTACGTAAAGAGACTCTTGAGGATATTGAACTTGTCAAGCAATATTATGGTTATAGTCATAATAAAGCTTTGGAGGCAGTTAGAATTCTCACCAAAGAGGAATTACATCATATAAGAAAAGTATTGAATAAAGGTGGTATGAAATGACAACTGACATTGAAGTACAATGGCAACCTGCCGATATGGTAGAAGTATCTTTGGGGCAACCAGATGATTTCCTCAAGGTAAGAGAGACTCTCACACGTATCGGTGTAGCGTCTAGAAAAGAAAAAAAGTTATATCAGTCCTGTCATATTCTTCACAAGCAAGGTAAGTATTACATTGTACACTTCAAAGAGTTGTTCGCTCTAGATGGTAAGAATACAAATCTTTCTTCCAATGATTTACAGCGTCGTAATAGAATCATTCAACTTCTATCAGACTGGGGGTTAATTGGTGTTATTGATACTGGTAAAATTTCTGACGTTGCTCCCTTGAATCAAATTAAGGTTCTATCTTTTAAAGAAAAAGATGAGTGGACACTAGAAAGTAAGTATAATATTGGTAGAAAAAAACCGACTGAGGTATAAATAATATCGAGACCTTTCGTGCGGTCTCTACGAAAGTCGGAACACCCTATAAACTGTTACGGTTATCCCGTAGCAGTTTTTTTGTTGATGTATTATAATTATTAGTGGATGCCTAACGGGTCCAGATTAACTTCTCGCTTATTTAAGGAGACTAACAATGGCTAATAATACATTTACGTGGGATCTTTACTCCCCACACTTTGTGGGTTTGGATGATATTTTTCATCGACTAGATACATTGAGTCAGCATGATAAAAATTATCCTCCATATAATTTAATTAAATATGACATTAGTAATTACGAAATTCAAATTGCTCTGGCAGGATTTAAACCAGAGGAGATTGAAGTATCTACTGAATCAAACATTCTCAAAATTGCCACAACAGATGCGAAGACAGATCCTGAAATCGAGTATGTTCACAAGGGAGTCTCAAAGAGATCTTTCACTAGAACATGGCAACTGGGAGACGATGTAAGAGTAACTGATGTAGATTTTGAGGACGGTTTATTGTGTGTTTCACTGGAAAAAATTATCCCAGAACATCAGAAAAGAACTGTATATGAAATTGGGTCGAAGACAAGTAGACAGTTACTGACAGAATAAATATTGTCACAGGGTTGCTTGCCAACCCTGTATTTTTTTGCTATACTATTGAGGAGCATAATCTTACTATGACTGTAATTCAGATTATACACCTAGTTTCAGGTGAACATCTAATTTCTAAAATACAGGAAGTTAAAGAAGGTAATGAATCACTGTGTCTTAACTTGGTTATGCCCATGTCCATTGCTATGGACACACCTGTTAAAAGAGAAGAAAAACCGATTATAAGTTTCTATCCTTATAGTCCATTTTCTTCTTCGCCAGAGTTCAAGATTGCTTTTGATAAGGTTGTATCTGTTGGTAATCCATCTAGATTAATTCTAGAAAAATATATCGACGTGGTACAACCAACATATCCAGTTTTGACACCTGAAGAATTAGACCAACACATTAAAGAAAGAGAAAGAAAAAATGACTGAATCAGTTCAACCATCCGTTGTAGTCCTGAAAACAGGAGAAAAACTAATTACTTATCTTCAAGAAGCATTTGAAGGTGAGGGTGAAGATCGTAAAGGTATTTGCCTCGTTATGAGTTACCCTTACGAATTGTCACTCATCGCCGTTGATGAAGCTTCTGATGCTCCTGAAATGGATCTTCAAGTTAAGTACAGTAAGTGGTGTCCATATGCTCTTGAATCTCAATATCGTATTCCTTACGATGTTGTTATGACTATTGGTACTCCAGATCCAGGTCTCGCTAACGCTTACAAAGCTAAGGTGGAGTCACAGATGCCACCAGAAGAGACTACCGAGCAACCTCAGGAAGGTGATGCTATTGCTCAACAGCAAGCTGACATCGCTGCTGCTGTTGCTGGCGCTTCTGTCCCCGACAATGCTGGTGTGGGTGCCGATGCTACTGCCACTATTGCTCCTTCTCCTGTAGAAGTAGTATGATCAAACTGATTAAGTTTGATGGGCACTGGCTCGTGGCAGAGATTGAAGAGATCCCTGGTACTGAGTTCGGTCAACCCGACTGTATGCTAAAATACCCCTGTGAGGTGAATGAGGATGGGGCAGTGCCCTTTCCTCCTTACAGTGACGACAGAGAACTGACGGTTCGTTCAGAAAGCATTACTGTTATTGCTGAACCTAGCGACATGTTCATGGCACTTTATTATGACCTGAAAGACAAAGAGACGGAATGAAGTTTTACACCAGTGTTCAACAGTCTGGGAACACTATCCTGGTTCGTGGTTATGATCATGGTCGGCAGTTCAGTGATCGGGTAAAGTTCAACCCGACACTATTCTTGCCTACCGAGAAACCTTCTGAGTGGAAGACACTCGATGGCAAACGTGTTCGCCCTGTTCTTCAGGGTACGATCAAAGATGCTCGTCAGTTTGTTGACACCCACAAGGAAATGGAAGATTTTCCTGTCTATGGTCAGACACGATACAACAACCAGTACATCCTTGAGGAGTATCCTTGGGATGACATGAAGTTTGATATGAATCTGATTCGTATCTTTACTGTTGACATCGAGACTGGTGCTGAGAATGGTTTCCCTGACATCGAGACTGCCGATCAGGAGATTTTGCTGATCTCCTTAAAGGACTCTCACACTGGTCGTATCACTGTGTTTGGTTCTCGCCCATATGAGGCGACAGATCCCGACGTGGACTACCTTGAGTTCCAAACTGAGGTGGGTCTGCTGAAGGCATTCCTCCACTTTTGGATTTCTAACTTCCCCGATGTGATCACGGGTTGGAACGTACAACTGTTTGATATCCCGTACATCATCAAACGTATCGAGCGTGTGATTGGGGAGAAAGAATCCAAGATGATCTCACCTTGGAAGAGTATTCTCTACCGTGAGATCTACATCAAAGGTCGTAAGCAGATTGCCTATGACATTAGTGGCATCTCCTGCCTTGACTATCTGGAACTGTATAAGAAGTTTACTTACACCAACCAAGAGTCCTATCGTCTGGATCATATCTGTTCGGTAGAACTTGGTGCCAAGAAACTTGATCACAGTGAGTACGATACTTTCAAAGAGTTCTATACCAAGAACTGGAAGAAGTTCGTGGACTATAACATCATTGACGTTCGCCTGGTTGACCAGCTGGATGACAAGATGAAGTTGATCGAACTCGCTATCACTATGGCATATGATGCTAAGGTGAACTTTGAAGATGTCTACTCACAGGTACGTATGTGGGATAACATTATCTACGTATATCTTTCTAAGAAAAACATTGCCATTCCACCGAAACGTGAAAGTAGAAAAGATAACAAGTATGCTGGAGCTTATGTTAAAGAACCGACTCCAGGCATTTATGACTGGGTGGTCTCTTTTGACCTCAACTCCCTGTACCCTCACCTCATTATGCAGTACAACCTCTCGCCAGAGACGCTTAAGGAGAATAGGCATCCTACTGCCACGGTAGATCGTCTTCTTAATAAAGAGATTGAACTGTTTGATTTGTGTGGTCAGACTCTGTGTGCTAATGGTACGTTCTACGATACTAATAAGCGTGGGTTTTTGCCTGAACTGATGGACAAGATCTATCAGGAACGTACCATCTATAAGAAGCGTATGCTCAAGGCGAAGCAGGAGTATGAGAATAATCCCAGTATTGAACTCAAGAAAGAGATCGCCCGCTGTAACAACATTCAGATGGCACGTAAGATCCAACTGAACTCTGCTTATGGTGCCATCGGTAATGAACACTTTCGTTATTATCGACTTGAAATTGCTGAAGCAATTACTACTTCTGGACAGCTCTCTATCCGTTGGATTGAGAACCGTATGAATGAATACCTAAATAAACTGCTACAAACGGAGGGTATTGATTATGTCATCGCTAGCGATACAGACTCAATCTATCTTAATCTTGGACCTCTTGTTGATAAATTTTTTGGTGCTAAGTCTAGCGACAAAGCAGCAATTGTTACCATACTTGACAAGATCTGCCAAGAAAAACTGGAACCTTTTATTGAACGTTCATATGAAGAACTGGCAACGTATGTGGCGGCGTATGAACAAAAAATGAAGATGAAGCGTGAGAATATCGCTGACCGTGCTATCTGGACTGCCAAGAAGCGATACATTCTCAACGTGTGGGACAGCGAAGGTGTACGCTATGCCGAACCTAAGATGAAGATCTGTGGTATGGAAACTGCCAGGTCTTCTACACCAGCATTCTTCCGAGATAAACTGCTCAAAGCATATGAGATTATTATCAATGAAGACAATGATACGCTAATTGATTTTATTGACAAAGTAAAACAAGATACTAGAAACGAAGATTACTTAAACATTGCTTTCCCTAGAGGTGTAAATGGTCTTAGCAAATACAAGTCGGCGGCAGATATTTATTCAAAGGGTACTCCTATTCATGTCCGAGGTGCATTACTGTACAATTACTACGTTAGCCATAATAAACTTGATCATAAGTACCCTCTTATCCAAGAAGGAGAGAAGATCAAGTTTCTATACCTCAAAACTCCAAACCCAATCCAAGAAAATGTGATATCTTTTTTCCAGAATATTCCACCCGAATTAAATTTATCGAAGTATGTAGATTTTAATAAACAATTTGACAAGTCATTCTTTGAACCGCTAAAGAATGTGCTAGAATGTATTGGTTGGGATTACGAGCGGTCTGTTTCACTCTTATCGTTTTTTTAATTATGAGTTTTTTAGATACTGTTATCAAAGATAGCAAGAATGAGTATGCTTCATTCGTTCGGGATGGCATTGCTGCTGGCGACATTGAATCTTATGTTGACACTGGCAGCTATATGGTTAATGCCCTCGTTAGTGGTTCTATTTTCGGAGGTTTTCCTTCCAATAAAATTACTGCCTTGGCAGGAGAATCGGGCACGGGCAAGACTTTCTTTTGTCTTTCTGTCGTTAAGTCTTTCCTTGATAGTGATCCTAATGCTGGAGTCATCTATTTTGAAACTGAGTCTGCCATTAGTAAGCAAATGATCGAGAGTCGTGGCATTGACTCCGATCGTATGATTATCATGCCAGTAGAAACCATTGAGGAATTCAGGACTCAGGCAGTACGGGTTGTTGACAAATACTTAGAACAACCTAAAGACGAGCGTCAACCGCTCATGTTTGTGCTAGACTCCCTTGGGATGCTCACTTCTTCCAAAGAGATGGAGGACATTCAAAACGATAAGCAGGTTCGTGACATGACGAAATCACAGCTTATTAAAGGTGCCTTCCGAGTCTTGACTTTGAAACTCGGTAAGGCAAACATTCCAATGTTAGTCACTAATCATACCTATGACGTTATCGGATCTTATGTCCCTACGAAAGAAATGGGAGGTGGAGTGGGCCTTAAATATTCCGCCAGTACCATTGTTTTCCTTTCTAAGAAGAAAGAAAAAGACGGAACCGATCTGGTCGGAAACATTATTAAGTGTGAGGCGAAGAAGTCCCGTCTGACCCGTGAAGGTTCTAAAGTAGAAACCCGACTATTTTTTGACCAGAGAGGACTGGAGAGACACTATGGATTACTTGAGATGGGCGAGCGAGCAGGGTTGTGGAAAAATGTTGCTGGACGTTATGAGATTGATGGAAAGAAAATCTATGCCAAAGCAATCCTCAAAGATCCAGAACAATATTTCACTCCAGAAGTTCTCCAAAAACTAGATAAACAAGCACAAAAAGAATTCCTCTATGGCACAGATGACGACTGAGAAAATTGAATCTACTATCCTCAGAAATCTTCTGACCAATGAATCTTTTTATCGTAAAGTAGTTCCCTTTGTTAAACCTGAATATTTTGAGGAATATCATGAACGCATTATCTATGAAGAAGTTTGGAATTTTGCTAGTACGTATGATACTGTCCCGACTTCGGAGGTTCTTATCATTAACCTCCAGGATCGTAAAGACATTACTGAAGAGTCGTACTCGGAGGCGGTACAAACTCTCAAGTCCATTGAGGAAGTCCCTGTCGAAAACCAATGGCTTCTTGACACCACAGAAAAGTGGTGTAAAGACAGAGCAATCTACCTCGCCCTACTTGAATCGATCAAGATTGCTGACGGAGGTGAATCGAAAGTATCAAAGGATGCGATCCCCAGTATCCTACAAGAAGCCCTGGCAGTATCGTTCGACGAACATGTAGGTCATGATTACGTTGAGAACGTAACTGAACGTTATGATTATTATCATAAAGACGAATCTAAAATACCTTTTGATCTTGAAAAATTTAATCAAGTGACGAAAGGTGGTTTGCCCAATAAAACATTGAACATCGCTCTAGCGGGCACAGGCGTAGGTAAGTCTTTGTTCATGTGTCACATGGCAGCATCATGTTTACAGCAGGGCAAGAATGTCATTTACATTACTATGGAGATGGCAGAAGAAAGAATTGCTGAACGTATTGATGCTAATCTCCTGGGTGTTAACATCAAAGATATTGGCACTATTCCTGAACAGATCTTTACTTCCAGGGTCGCTGAGATTGGTAGGAAAACTCAAGGTCGCTTGATCATCAAAGAGTATCCTACTGCCTCTGCTCATTCTGGACATTTCAAATCACTTATTAATGAGTTGTCATTGAAAAAGTATTTTAAACCAGATATTATTTTCATTGACTATCTGAACATCTGTGCTTCTTCACGATATAAAGGACACATTGTTAATAGTTACACATATGTTAAAGCGATTGCTGAAGAGCTTCGGGGTCTGGCGGTTGAGCATGATGTACCTATTGTATCTGCCACTCAGACTACTCGTAGTGGTTATGGTAACAGTGATGTGGATCTTACTGATACTAGTGAGTCTTTTGGTCTACCTGCTACTGCTGACTTTATGTTTGCTCTTATCTCTACTGAAGAACTTGAACAGTCTGGTAGGATTATGGTTAAACAACTTAAGAACAGATATAATGATCTCACATTCTACCGTCGCTTCACTGTTGGGATTGACAGACCAAAAATGAAGCTGTATAATGTAGAAGATTCTGAAGGAGATAATATTCTTGATTCTGCTGAAGAAAACACTTACGAAGCATTAGAAGATGCTTCATCCAAACAATCCCGTATAGATAAATTCTCTAAATTTGTAATATGACTATTCATTTTGAACGCTATGAAGAGTTTGTGGCAGAAGTTACTTCTGACTGCTCAACGAACTTTGTTGACTTTGCTGATCGTATTGGCGAGTTGGATCGTGAGGGTGCCAATATTGAGCGTCTCCTTACTGCTGGTGTTGGGATTAATGCTGAAGGTGGTGAGTTCCTTGAGATCATTAAGAAGATGGTATTCCAAGGTAAGCCTTGGAACGATGATAATCGAGAACATCTTATTATTGAGTTGGGTGATGTCATGTGGTATGTGGCACAAGCTACTCAATCGCTAGGTGTATCGATGGAAGAAGTTCTTGATCGTAATATCACCAAACTTTCTAAGCGATATCCTGAAGGAACCTTTGACGCTTACTATTCCGAAAATCGTAAAGAAGGAGATCGATGACTAAATTTTATATGTTTACCAAGGACTCTTGTGGTCCTTGTGGATTGGTTAAAAGATATTTAAATGCCCTTAATGATGATCGTATTAAAGTAATACAAGAAGTTCATCTGGAAGATTTTAGTGATGAACCAATCCCAGAAGAAAATCTTGCTCTTGCCAAGAAATTCAATGTAACAGCAACACCTGTTTTGATTGTTGCTGATGAAGATGACAATATCCTCGAACCTTATGTAGGAGGTCTTCCAATTACTCAAAACATTCGTAAATTATTTAACAAATACGATGTATAGTTTCTGGATTCACCTAGTAGCATTCTTCCAAGTTGTTGTGATGAATTGTATTCAACCAGTCAATTGGAAGTATTGCTACAGGGTGGACCAGTGGTTGATACCAGAAGTTGTCCAAGGATATAAAATCTGGAGTGGGCAAGAAAAACCTTATCAAAAAGAACAAGAATATCTTAAAACCCTCCAGTCTAAATAATTAGACGGGAGGTTTTTTCATGGCAGTATTAAGTACAAACCTAACACAGGGAAGGGGACCTTCGTTCAATAAGTACGTGAGGGACAATCCTTCATGGGAAGATTTGGTTTTGAATGTTGAGAATAAAATTACTGCTACTTTCTTTAAAGAGACAAAGAAATCTACTCATGGAATCTTGCCTGAAAAAACAGAAATGACTTTGCTTTCTAATCAGGAAAGCTTGATTGGAAAACTTCGTGTAGCACATGTCAAGGTAGGAACTAAGAAAGGATATGTTGCTCTAAAAGAAATTAGAAAACCAACTACCAATGTAATGGATGCTGAAGAAGCAGCAATTAGAGATTTGGAAAAACTGATTGATGAAATAGTATCTCAAGTTGGAGCATTCAAAGTATGCACTCCTGTTGGTAATTGGGAAAACATTAATGGATTGGCAAACGTATCTACCAAAGCAAAAGTTACTGGTAGACCTAGAGATTACAAAGCAGACTTTGCTTTGACATCCAATGGAGTTCCTAAAATTTTTATCTCTCACAAGAAAGTAGGCGGTCCAGAAGCATACCAACAATATGGTGGTGTCACTCAAGTAGCAGGAATTCCTAGAAATCCAAATCTGATCTACATGAATGATGAAGTCCAGTCATTCTTAGCAGCTGCTGGCAACTATATTGAAAACGATAAATTGACCAGACCAGTATACAGATTTGTAGAAAGTGATCTCCTAATCAATCAGTCTGTATATGGTCCTGAATATGGTGGTGCTTTTAGCAACGATAATGTTCAGTGTATTGGTCAAGGCAATCCTATATTCAAACCTATGAAAAATGAGGAAGCATGTTTTTCACTTGATTTCTCATCTCACGTCTCTTGGAATGGTGATCTTACATTCTTTAAGACAAGTAGATATAGAGCAGCATTCGCTGCCACTTACAGAGCTGGTCGTGGATGGAACATGCCAGACGGAACACGCTATAATGGTGCCAGAGCAGGCATCTACCCTATTGCTCTGGTTCAAAACAGAAGTAGGGCACTAGAAATCTGATGGCAAACGTAACACAGCTCAAGCACCTGGAACACCTGGAAGATGAGATGCTCAACTATGGCGTCGAAGGGTGTATGGCAGCAGTCTCTTTCCTGAAAGAATTAAGGAAGATGCTTGGACACCAGGAGAGTTCTGGTTTCATGCAGACCAAGTGGGATGGTGCTCCTTCTGTTATTTGTGGTACGCATCCAGAGACTGGATTGTTTTTTGTTGGTACTAAATCTGTTTTCAATAAGACTGAACCTAAAGTTTGCTATAGTGATGAGACTGTAGATGCTTGGTATGAAGGAGATCTGGCAGAAAAACTAAAATATTCTCTCAAGTATTTTAGTGAGTTAGATATTCAAGGGGTGGTACAAGGAGACTTGCTATTCACAACTGACCTAAAGAAAGAGACTATCAATGGCGAACAACTCTTTACATTTCGACCAAACACAATTACCTATGCTATTCCTGTTAATCATCCTATTGGAAAAGCAGCGCAGCGAGCAAAGATTGGAGTAGTATTTCATACTCATTATATTGGTGATGAACTTGCTACGATGCAAGCTCGTGCTGGTGCTAAAGTAAAAGGATCCAATGATGCTTTGGTAGTTCAGAATGATACTCCAATGGATCGTGTTGGATTTTCTCGTACAGAGATGACTAAGTTTGACAACTATATCACCAAAATTGAACGCATGTGTAAGATCTGTGGTGATTTCTTAGATGAATTAGTTGGTGCTACTGGCACAACTGGAGATGCCAAGTTCCACATAGCATCTTACTTAAAGCAGTTCTTTAATAACGAGATCAAAAATGCTAGAAGCATTGGTAATATAGATGAGAGTTTGTATGATCTAGCAAACTTCTATCATGAGAAGATGAGCAAGGAACTTGCCAAGATCAAGACAGCAGCAAACTTAACCAAAAAACGTAACCTTGTTTATCAGAGTGAAAACTACCTTGTGGATAATGTCTATAAGTTTAAAGCGATGCTGACCTTGTATAAAGAACTTCAGGCAGTGAAGCAAATGGTTATAGATAAACTGGACCACCTGGAAGAGTTCAGAACGTTTGTTCAAACGGAGAAAGGATATAAGGTCACAACTCCAGAAGGATATGTTCTTCACAAGGATGGCAGTATGATTAAGTTTGTCAATCGCTTGGAGTTTGCTTACAATAACTTTACCTTACAGAAGCAATGGCGTTAGACGGAAAGGTTTGCTACTTTACATTTGGTAGGTTTCAACCAGCAACCACTGGGCATGGAGAAAACTTTGCTGGTGTAAAACGTGCTGCTGGTCAGCATGACTATCGCATTTATATTTCTCAAACTGTAGATAAGAAAGGTAGTAATCCTTTACCACCAGATAGAAAGTTATATTATATGAATAAGTCTTTTCCAGAACATCGTGGTAAAATATTTTCTGGACCTAAACAACCTGTCGCTATCCTCCAAGATCTTATGCTGGCAGGATACGATGAGGTTGTCTTTTTAGTAGGTTCTGATAGAGTTTCTGCCATGCAGTTCCTTCATAAATATAACGGAACTGAGTTTTCGTTCAGAAAAATTGATATTCAGTCTTCTGGAAGTAGAGACGCTGATGGTGATACCTTTGCTATTTCTGGAACCAAGATGAGACGTGCGGCATTTGCTGGCGACTTCGATACATTCAGAAAAGGTATTCCTAGAGCATTGAATGATAATGATTGTCGCGCTCTTATGGGTGAAATTGCGGCGGCACTACCTAAGAATTTTAAATGAAAGATTTCAAGAAACTAAGAGAAGAAGCATTACGCCAACAGCAGAGACAGCAAGAAGTATTCAAAGAAGGCGATGCTGTTATGTCATCACGAACTGGCGATAAAGGATATATCCATCGCCTTGGTGGAAACTACGCTATTGTTATAACAGAAGATGGAAATATGCTTCGTGAGTGGATGAGAAATATTAGATCTATAAATAATACAAGAAGAACCTCCCTTTTAAACGATGAAGTATCAGGAACCAACTAATACAGTAAAAAATCAAGATGAGTTTTCGTCAGGATTGATGGAAGCTTATGGTAGATGGATGGGTGGAGATACATTCCAGAATACTGAAATCGTAGAATCTTATGGTAATAAGGCACCTCAGTCACACGGTGCTGAAATTGAAGATACCACTAAGAAAAAGAAGACTGCTAAGAAAGGTTCTTATGTAGGACAAGAAAGTGCTCCTAAGAATGAGGAAGTTCAAATTTGTGAAAAGTGCGGTGGCGAGCATTCTACTGATGAATGCCCTAACATTCTTGAGCGTGAAGAGTATGAGATTGATGGTGAAGTTCATGTTCTTGAGTTGATCAAGATGGAAGGTAGCATGGAGACAGCACGTAATAATGTTGGTGCTTCTACTTGCTGGAAAGGATACAAAGCAAAAGGCACTAAGAAGAAAGGCGGCAAGACCGTTCCAAACTGTGTAAAAGAAGAGGAACTAGCAGAGAAGAAGTTAGATAAGGTTGATCACAGCGAACTCAAGGGTAAGCACACTGATCGTAAAGATAAGGATATTGATAACGATGGTGATGTAGATGGTTCTGACAAGTATCTACACATGCGTCGTAAGAAAGTTTCTAAGATCATTGCAATGAAAGGTAAAAAATGAAATCATTTGAACAATTCCGTGAGGAGTGTGGTTGCGAAAAAAAGGATCGCAAGGTAAAATCGAAAAAGAAAAGCACAGTGGAAGTGATGCCAACAGTTAATGATGGTGAGAAGGGTATGACTACAAGACCCAATAACGAGAGTGTTAAGTTCGCTGGCAACTATCAAGGTCCATTGTATGCAAGACATCCTGATTTGGTTAAAGAAGAGGCACCAAAGGGAAAAAAGTATGAGCGTATGATCAAACACATTAAAAGATCATACGCTAAAGATGGCAAACTGTCCGACGATGAAAAGTCTATCGCATATGCTACCGCGTGGAAACATAAGAACAAGAAAGAATCTTTTGAAGGTGGTGTTCAAAAAGCACGCCGCGATTATCGTTCTGGCACGCTATTGACCTTTAAACAATTTGTTGCTAAACTTACTGACATTTTAGATGAGTGGGAGAAATAAATAGAAGAGCTCCATGCTTTAAGATCATGCTCGCTTTTCTACTTCCACTCGCATCAAAAGTTATTTCAGACGCTGTTGCTAAGATTCCTGATAACGAGGAACTTGGTGAGCAGTTGATTAAGATCTGCCTAGTTATTCTCAAGAAGGCAGTTGCTCTAACCAAGACAGATATGGATGATAAACTACTTGCAGTTGTTGAGCAAGCAATCAACAACCGCGAAGAAGTTTGAGAATATAAATAAATTTTAGGAATAGTAAATCTGGAGTAAGTTATCCATGTCCCTGTATAGTCGCGCTGAAACAGACGCACAAAGTTTGAAACTTCTTAATACTACAGAGAAAAACTCTGTAGATAAGTATGATCATGATAACACCAAGATCGTAGATGGTGATAGCACTGTTGCTGGCGCACAGGGCTATGCCACTGCTGCCCGTCGTTCAATTTTTATTGACGACACAGAGGCAACTCTTGCTGAGAATATTGAACGTGGTTTAACTGCTCCTGGTTGGTGGGAGTATATGACTTATACTGATGCTTCAGGTGCTACTCGTCACAAAGCAACCCACCTTGTATCATTCAAGGATGCTCCTGTTAATACCGCTGACGCTGATGATGATATCGCAGCAGATGTAGCATCGGCAATCACAGTTGGCACTCTTGCTGCTGTCACTGTTGCTGCTGGAGTCGCAGCTACTTTCGATGCTGCTTCAGTTTCCTCCACTGATTCTGGAACGCTCGTCTTCACATGGCAGCGTCAGAAAACTGCTAATGGTCGCTGGGCAAACGTCACAGCAACCCTCGATGGTGGTATCTATGACACCACTTCAGTTAATGGCGAACTTACAATTGCTGCTAGCGATGTAGTAGTTGGTCTTGATGGTTATGAGTTCCGTGTTAAGGTAACCAACACTGTTGGTGGTGAGGAAGTTGTTTCCAACGATGCTACTCTAACAGTCACCGCATAATTTGAATGAACTTTTCTGAATTGACGCCAGAAAACTGGCTCTTCTTTGCTATTCAAAACTACAATAACCCGTCGTCAGTAACTTATAGTGATTTTGAAGAAGACTTAAAGAGATTTACGTATATCAAAAGATTGTTAAAAAGATACTCGACGACGGGTGAATTGAAAACACATCTCATTTTAAATCATGTGATTGTATTGTATAATGTTTTCAATGATGCAGCAACTCCGTTGTTGTTTTATAAAACTGAAGCAACGCATTGGTCTCAAATTAAGGCATTTATGTTGTTTCTAAATAGATTACCACCTTCACTTTACAAGGATGTTGACGAAGAATGTCTAAAGAGTCTGAATCTAATTTAAACGAAATGGTTGCTGGAGACGGTTCTGGTCTTCAGTTACCACCTGCTTTTGTTATGGTGAATCCTAGACAACATCGTAAGTATAAGAAGGCAAACCAAGACAAAGTTGATGGGCGCACTAAAGGTGCCCGCTCTCTCTTCAATCGTATTCAAAAAAGAAAAATGAAAGAACAACTAGAATCTCAAATTGATGAGGCAATTGTGTCTGACACAGAGAGGGCACAGAAGTCAATCGCTCAAAGTAAAAAACTCAATCGTTCCAAAGAACTTCAAAAGAAGAGAAAGGAAGCGAAAGAGAAGATGATGAATAAGTCTAAAGAGATGGACACTCTTATGAAAGCTCGTCTTTCCGATTTCAAGAAGAAAGAGAAAGATCAGCAGAAAAAAGTTCAAATGCAAAA